TGCTCGATGCCCTCAACCGACATTTCCTGAGACCGGCTAGTCGGCGTGCCACCGATAATGATTTGCTTCTCAATCTGTACTGCGTCGCCCACCTCAATAATGGCAACCGTGTCCCGTTCGGCAGCAGTCAGACTCCCGTAAAACGTTTCCAAATGGTCAAACCGATAGTCAGGTTCTGGGAACAGCAGATAGTCCGCCAGGTCAAGGGCGGCCGTGTTGTCGTGCAGCAGGCTGCCGTCAATGTAAAGCGCCTTGATGAAGTATTGGGCTTGTGACGCCAGATCCTCGGCGACCTGTTGGCTGCCGCCAGCCGGAGTGACAGCCACCCTGTTCACGATGTCCTCCGCAGCAAACGTAATACCCAATGCCCGATATGGAATGTCCGCAGGGTTAGTGTCAGAGAACACGGCAACAGGATTAGACAGCACCACACCGATCCGGTTCTGCGACACCAGCACACCCTCACGGTCCACGAAGATCCGGCCGCGTTCCGCGGAATAGGTGATCTCGTCAAAGTATGCCTTGACGTTGGTTCCTTCGGCAATCGCATAGGAGGCGCTGCCGCCCAGCTCCACAGTGCCGGTCGCGATGCTCCGTGCAACACCCGTCGGATAGGCAACCTCGGCACGGTCAAGGATCGCTGCGACCCGTGCGCCCGTGAGCTCCTTGGTGGGGTTGTGCGCCGTCAAAAAGGTTTGCGCCAATCGGTACAGGTTGTCCACGCAGAACACGGTCACCGTGTTGGTGCCGCCCAACGCAAAGTTGTATTCATAGTTGACGATGAAGCCGACGAACAGCAGCTCTGCGTTGTTGGATGCGTCATACCTAGTGAACCTGACCAGCCGTCCAGGGGCGAGGCCAGGGACATCGGCGATGTCGTCGTAGTACGGGCTGTCCTCGTCAAACGGGTTGAACAGGCCGTCGGCAGCAGTGTCGTTGAGGACGAAGCTCATAGTGCCGGACGGGAACGGGTCGTCAATGTCTTTGCGTCCACGGTTGATGTTGACGGACAGGACACCGTCCGTGATCGACGCATAGGCGGTGGTGCCGTCCAATACGCCAGGTCCGTCAAGGGTGCCACTGTTGGCAGAGTCCAGCCGCATGGCGTCTGGGCTGAACCCAATGTCAACCTCGAGGTCAAAGATGCCTGCGTTGGGGACGGTTGCGGTGGGCATTAGCGGATGGCGATATCGGCAGGGCCGGACACGTTCGTGTATTGCTTGATCGCGTCGACGACGGCATTACCGATCTCGGCGGACGTGGCGAGACCGCCGTTGACGTTGATGGTGAAACCCATACCTGCGAACGGGTCGTACCCGGCAAGGAAGTCTGCAGGTGGCTGATAGTTGGACAGGTCGAGGGCAAGACCAAGCGACGCAGCCGACGGTCCTGAGCCGCCACCGTCTGAAAGTGCCATACCGCCGGAGCGACCACCAGACCGGCTACCCGAAACACCGGCAGGACTAATGCTGGGGATGCTGGGCAGCGACGGCACCAGTCGGTTTGCGCCACCGGTTACAGCTGCCGGTGGGCCCAACGTCGGAGCCGCGGACGGGATACCTGGCAGCGAGATTGAGTCCGGCGTCAGCTGCGGCAGGCCGGTGATTCTGGCGATTGCGTTGTATGCGTCAATGACTGCCAACAACGGGGCAATCAGATACCGCAGTTTGTAGATGAGCCGTCCGACCATTGACTCGGAGTTTTTTAGAGCGTCCGAAAACTTGAACAGCGCTGTGGTTGCTAGCAACGTGTAGGTGACGGCAAGCACCCACGGGTTGATGCTCATCGCAAAGTTCAGGGCAATAACTGCTGCAGTCGTGATCCCGATGGCATAGGTCAGCCCGACCAGCGTTTCCGTGTTCTTGCCAGCCCAATCTGCGAACCGTTGGATGACCGGCAGGATGGACTCAAGCACCGGTAGGAACGCTGCACCCAACGACTCGGTTGCCTCGTTCATGCTGTTACGGAAGATCTGCATCTTCCCAGCCGCTGTCTCAGCGTTGGCCGCTGCAGCCCCACCAAAGGTTTGGGCGAGGACGCGCATCACCTCGTCAAGCGACGCGCCCTCTTTGATGAGCGCAGCCATCTCAGGCGACAGGGAACGCAGGCCGCGCATGTTGCCGGCGTATGCCATAGCCAGCGCCTCAGACACCTGCACCAAATCGCGGTTTGTGGCGATGCTGATGTCCGTCGCCAGATTGAGGGTGGTTTGCGCCTGGTTGATGTCCTTAGTGCCGCGGACAAGAGCTGCCAGCGCAGGCCGCAGCTGGTCATCCGCAACACCGGTCGCTCGGGACAGCGTCGATATGTACTGCTCCGACGAAGCAATCTGCGCGTCGGTGGCGCCCGTCGTGTTCTTTAGCGCTGTTGCCAACTGGGTCTGCGCCTGCGCGTCCTCCATCGCGGCTTTCGTCGCCAGACTGATACCGGCAGCCAAACCAGCGAACGCCACAGTTGACGCCATCGCAGCTTTCTTCAGCGCAAAGTTGGCTTTAGCACCGGCGCCCTCTAGCTGCTGAAACTCTTTGATGGCCTTCTTGACACCCTTGCCGTCAAACTCAGAGATGATGGGGATTTCAACTGCCATTACAGGTCTCTCTCGATCGTTCGGCTCACGTCAAGAATAAGACGCTTCAGGTTGTCGGTGACGCCACGCCGAGCCTGCTTGTAGACCTCGCGTCCGATGATGCGTGTCCGTCCAGGCTGAATTAGCGCCCACCCTCGGTTGGATTCGGCGTCAAGGGAGAACTGCAGTTTGTTGATATCCCGACGGCCTGCCGTCTCAAAGATCGCAGCGGCTGGATCGCGTTGCTGAATCTTCAGCACGCCGACCGCATTCCGTCTGGTGTCAAACTGCAGACGCACGCCACGCTTGGCTTTCGCAACGTTGAACGGAAACACCTGCCTACCACGGTCATCCCATTTGCGAGCCATACCCGACAACGGCACCTTGTCATAGCGTGCCCGTACCGCGTCAATGGCTGGTTGCGCCAAAGTCTGAGCCTCAGCCCTAAACGCCTTTGACAGCTCCGGCTCAACCTTCCGCAACGTCGTCAATACGTTTTTGACGTTCGCCACGTCAATCGTTGCGCTTGCAGGCACTAGGTTCTCCGTTTGTTGCGTTCCTCCAGCACCTTACCGACCGTCAGCAGGTCGTCGACATCAAACGGCACGTCAGGCGGCCACCAGCGGACAGCGACCAGCAGCTCTGCTAGGCCGCGTCGCCAGGTGCCGCTCCGGTAGGGTTTGCAGGCTCCTCGACGATCACGTCAAGGTTCTGCACCTTCTTGATGAAGTCGTCCAGCACGGCCGGCACGACGATCGCCTGACTCTTAGATGCTTCCCACGCAAGGAACAGCAGATCCTCAAAGCCGATGCCGTTCATCAGGTTTGACGCTTTGTTCTTGTAGCGCCGTTCCCACGCCACCAAATCCTTCAAGGAGGTGGTGACCTCTACTGGTTCTTGGTCGGCAAGGTTGTAGCGCAGCGTGTATTTCATGTGGCTCTTCCTGTCGGGTCGGCTGAGCCGACGATTACGGGGTTACGTCTTTGCTGTAGACGCCACCAACGAACGTCACGTCCACGGTGCTGAGGTTGCCCATGGTCGCGTTGATGACCGGCAATTCGCCTAGGTAGGCGCCCGTCAGGGTAAACCCTGGGTTGGTGGCACCGTCGGCTCCAGAGGTCGGCTTGACGATGACCGTGCAAACGCCACCCACCACGTTTTCCAACGTGGCAAACGTTTCAGACGCGGCATACGACATGTAGAACGTCAGCGTCACCTCGTGATTGCCGAGACCGTTGACAAACTTGCGGGCCGTGTCACCAAATGCGGTCGCCTCGAGCGCGTCGTAGCGCTGCGTAAACGTGGCCGCGGTGCACTGGTCGGACAGATCCACGCTGTTGACCGTGACGACAGGGTTTGAGAGGTAGGTGCTGGTGGGCATTGGGGGTCTCCTTCTTGGTTTCTACTCTACGGCTGTCAGGCTGTTTGGGCTTGCATCTTGACCGTCAACTCGTAGGCAGGCGCGTCAACGCCGCCGATCGCAACGGAGG